GTTTTATATTCGTTGGGAATAAACCATTCAGATTGACAAATTTTGTCAAACTCTGATACGCTTATATCAATATCTTGATAAACTTTAAGATTTAATTCGCAGTTTTTTGCAAATTCTTTAATTGAGTCAGTATCGTCGATAGCGATCTTATCAATGTAATCGATTTTATTATTATAAATTAAATCGATAAGATCTTGCTCTTGATGTATAGGATTACCAAATTTGTCAATTCTCATATGACATATTTTAATTAACTTTAATTAAATTGTCAAGTCCTTTGTCACGTTTTTGGTATAGTTGATCTATTTGTTTCGATCTTCTAGTATTCATTTCTGTTTTGTAGATATCGATGAAAACTGCTATTTGTTGTTTAACCAATGGGTTACTAGCTTGCCAATATTTTTTAGTTAAGTCTTGCAACTTCCCTTCAATTTCGGAATCTTTAAGACTAGTAAAATCTTCAGCTAACGGATGTATCATGCAAATTCACCTAGGTATTTTAAAAATATAGTAGCACCACCGTCTGTCGTCCATGCTTCTACTATTTTAGTTTTGTTAACATCTGCATCTACAGTAAATGGTACTGGAAACATATCAGCTGATGTTGTAATAGTTAACCCAGACCCGCTAGTTATAACTTGACTAGTACAACCGACGGCAACAGTTTCTCTAGGTACAATAGTTAATGTGCCAGAACCTGAAGTTAACGTAATTGGTGCACCACCTAGCGTAATAGATAATCTAATATGTGTTGAATCGACTACTGTAACATAATAATCGGTTGATGACACAATACCGCCAAAGTTAGATCCACTAAACGCTATAGGCATATTAGTATACATGCCAGTAGTAGAACTAACAGTAACTAGATTAGATCCAGTCATGTTCGGTAATGTTGCAGTAGCAGTCCCACTGAATGCGCCAGATAATCCCGGAACTGGAGTTCCACTAATTGCATCGCTGTAACTTTCTGCTAGGTAGAAACCAGTACCGTCTGCACCGTATGCATAATATGTAGTTGTAGTTACTAGACCACTAATGCCTGTAGTGTCGCTTAATGTAACCTCGTCACCGTTAGTAATACCAACTGAAGTTACTGATGTTGTTACTTTCGCGCCTGATGAAATTGCGGTATATTCTTTAGTTATTGGAGCTGCCGTCAATGTAGCAGTAATTCCTGTTAAATCTGTAACGGTATTAATTACTACTTCGCCTGTTAATCCTGTTCCGAACAGTCTTTCAGACGCTTGGAATGTATTAGTTAAGTTAGATTTTAGAAAACTTAAATAACCTGAAGTCGTGGCACCGCTAGACGGTGATCTGTCTGCTCCGGTTGCAGCAGCCAACGCTTGAGTGATTTCTTTTTTAATAACTCCGCCAGCTTCAGTAGCAAATGTAATTGTCCTTGTTGCTCCGTTACTTTTCAATCCAAGTTTAATTTTAGCGTACAAACCTGTACCTGGCCAATCAACTAATGTTAATGTATGGTTGCCACTAACGGTAATATCTTGGTATTCTCCGTTATTTAAACTGACATTTGTAAGTGATGTAGTTGTAGTGGTATAAACTGTTCCGAAAAGTCTGTTAGTTTGAGCATTATCGATTACATTGCCGTTAAAATCATTGTCTGCATTAGTTTTTGCAGTATTATCTTGCAGCACGGTAATTTCGGCGCCAGCAGTTGCTAGTCCATCTTTGATAATTGTGAAATTATCTCTAAAACCCTGGCTATCGTTGTCCTGGCCAGCAATTGGAAAATCTGCGTCTATCGTTGACGAAATTATTGCACTTGTCATGTTATTGTAGTCCTATCGTTTCTAAATACAAGATATTTATCTGTGTACTCACCCTCGACAGAATCTATTATATATCTGTCAACGGTATAATCTAATAAATTGAAGTTAAATGGGTTATTTTTAATATAATTTTTTATATTCAGTATAATCTCATCTGCTCCACCTGGTTTGCAGTAACATAATGGTACTGCTGGAACAAAGTTGATTTCTTGGGTTTGTTCCGGTTGAATACTACGCATCCAAAGCGGTAAGTAGTTTCTTTCACTTTGGGTGTTAGTCATATTTTTAATTCGATACCGCCATAAACTAATGCTCGATGGCAATTTAATTCTTGAACCAGAGTCGCCAGCAAAAATGTCATTCCTGTCTATTGTCGCATATAAAGGTATTGGACGTTTCCAGTATGGGTTAACTGTATCAAATGGTCCTTTATAAAATTCTCCAGTTTGGTCTACTTTTATTTGCACATTAGACGAATTTAATTTAAGCGATAGCGGTAAATGTTTACCATCTTTTTCTAGAGGGTCTAACATTTCTAAGTATATCACTTCGTAAATTACATCGTTAGTACCTGGAGTTTTAGCAACTGCTTTCTTAACTTCGCCAAATTTAAATCTCTTAGTCCTGTGATTTCTACCCATCGCACTTACATACTCTGCGGCAGACTTAGTTTCTATTCCTGCAAACACTAACATCCTTAAATCTCGTTGTATCCCAAAGTATGTATCTGTTGGCCTGTAAATTAATGATGGATTAAACACAGAAGGGTCATTTATAAATTCCTTGAACATATCTCGTTGTTCAAGTTTTAAAAATGGACGAGTACTAATATTACTGTAGTAAGTATCGTTAGGTGTATTAACAGTTAAGGTAAATGTTTTAGTAACAGCACTATAACCTAATTGATCTCTAGCATGTACTGTAAACGTGTATTTTCTATCTAACGAAGTTTCGTTACCGTCAATTGTTAAACTTCCCTGATCAAAAGTAGTTAATGACAAATCTTCTTCAGGGAACCGATATAGATCCCAGTAAACGGCGTTAAATGTTAATCCTGAAGTGTGTGCAGTATTTGCCTTGTAATATATTGGAGCATTGTAAGTAGTACCGCTAGCTACCTTCATCGATAACGATTTGCCTTTATTTGGATAGTTAAAGTAGTTTACTGGTATTATTAAAGTTTGTCCTTCATAGGTGCCAGGACCAGTTGTAACACTAATAGTGCCTGAACCCCAAGTTCCCGGATCTTCTTCGAAGTTTAATGTTATACTACTCGATGTTGAAGATGTTGCAAAGAATCTTCCATTGAAATTAGTATTACTGTTTCCGTTGATCCTGTAATAAAATTCAAGACCGGTGGATGTTGTAAATGTTAAATCGTGTGTTCCGTTAGTCCCTCCGAGATCAGCACCAGAAATAGTTATCCTATCGCCTGGGAGATACCCAGTTCCGGGATCTAGCAATGATATTGTTGTCACTCCAACATATGTCGGTGTGCCTAAAATTCCGTTGTTTCCTTTTTCAACTCTAAATCGTGCACCGGTACCCAAACCTGTTGAGCTTGATGCAGAAACATTATTATAAACAGCAGGTGCAGTTGAAATTGCTGTTCCGCTTATTAATGTAACTACAGGAGCCAATGGAGCAATTTTCTGAGTAGGTATTGCAAATGTTATTCTATAAGGCCCGGATCCTGTAATACTAGTAAATGATTCTAATTGTATAGGAGAAATATCTACCTCAACTGCATTGTAGTAATTAAATCCTAAATCATCTGACACAATTTCAACTAAGTCGCCCGTTAAGAAATCGTGATCAACGCTGGTTACAACACTAGCTATATTTTTTCTTCTAGTTACACTCTTAATACCTCGTATGTTGTTTATTTTTACAATATCTCGCGGGTTGTACGAGGTTGAGCTTTTCCAATAACTTTTATATCGGAACAAGCTAGATAACTGATTAACCTTTCCAGTAACTTCGCCATCTAAGTTTAGAGTTAATCCTAAAGGAAGTCTGCCACTTTCTAGTGTGTATAGAATTGCACTAGTTGATAATGTAGAAGCTGCCTTTATTGCTAGTGTGCTTACGTAGCCAGAGTCTATAGTTCCTAAATCTGTTGGACTAATCCAACTCATTACACTTTCTACTTCTCCTAATATGTCAACAGTAAACACACGTCTACTAACTGCTTTTTCAGAGCCTTGTCCAAATCGATATGCCTTAATTGTAAACTGGTAAGTTTGCGTAATTGCTGGTTGGTAAGGAACAACACCGAATACTTCTCCAGTAGTAAAATCAAATTCCATCCTTGGTGGTAGTTCAGACATTGTGCCCATGTATATTCCAGTACTATTAGGAATAGTCATTTCTAACCCAGTGTCTAAAGTGAGTCTATAGATATCCCCACCTAACACATCTACATCTATAATTTCATAGATTGCGCCTGTAGCACCGTCAAACTCACCATTAAAACTAATCTTGTATCCTACTTGTGGCACATCGCTCGATCTTTCTAATCTTATAAACAACGATCCTACAATATTATCAGTGGGCAATTCTCGAATACAAATACCGCTAATTAAAGAATTCACATCAGACAACTGATACGTGATAGGTCCTAGATCAGTAAACCCATCATATGTTTCAATCATAAACGTCTGGTAATTGTTTGCTCTACGTAAACCTAAATAGTTCGGCGTAGTAAATATCGGAGCCCTAACGTAAGTTATGTCAGCAGTGTATACTCCAGTTCCTGCTTGCTCAACAATATTATCTGCTCTAAAGAAATCGTCGCCGACTACAAATATTCTAAATTTTCTTTTAGCAATAGTATCACCGTCTGTTACAGTTACTAAGAATTCGTAATTTCTATTAAGTTTTCTAGGTCGACCGGTTGGGACGCTAAAGTCGAATACTGTTAAATCAAATACGTAAGTGTCGTATCCGTTGCTTGGTCGATAACCAAAATCATATGCTACTTGATCATACAATCCCTCGTCGTACGATCCGCTACCAGCAGCTAGTGGAACAGCTAATAACGGTTGTACAAATCCAGTAATACGCCCTTCTGTAGTTAATACAAGTCCGGGAGGAAGTTCGCCTTCGTCGCTGGCAATAAAAAAGTGAAGTTTTTGTCCAGTAGCAGTATCTGTATCACTAACTATTAGTTGAAAATCTATATAACTGCTATCTAAAATATAATATGCATCGTTGCTTCCTACAGGCAACGGCCCGGTAGGAGTGACCCAATTTGGTTCGTCGGCGCCTTCTACTGTGAAATAGAAAGTTCTATCAGAAATTCCGTCTGTATTACTGGCACGTATTACAAATTTAAAATCTGTAGTTCTTGGAACTTCGTAAGGCGTACCGACAATATTGCTATTTACAATTCGTAAACCTGGTGGTAATTTACCACTAATAACTTTAAATGTTACATTAGCGGTAAACAGAACGGGAAGTGGGATATTAACAGTTTGTCTTTCATTTATAGTCCCAAAACTATATCCCGATAATTGTGTCCATACAGATAGCGCCATTTTAGCTCCGGTTTATGTATTTACCCAAAAACGAGAGAGCAGTTTAGTATGAACTACCGTATCTATAAATTTTAGGACGCGGCCATGCTAAACCATTGTTGGGGCGCACACCTTGTGTGTTTTTTGGTAAAGTTTGACCGCTACTAGGACGATCGTTCCTGTAAAACAAGAATTTGTCAGCAGCATTTTGAGTATCTCTAATATCAGCCGGCCCGCCAGATGTAGATATTACCTGATTCGATTTAGCAACACCCGTAATAAATGCTTTTGCCTGCACCTGATTCCAATGAGGATTTAATTCTAATGCACACGCAAGAACTCCGCAGACTTGAGGACTAGCCATACTAGTTCCGTTTATTTTTCCTAGATAATATGTCGTCCCAGTACTTCTAGGATCAGAAACACCGGAGTTATATGCACTCAATATACCAGTTCCTGGAGCCCAAATATCAACACCTGGGCCACAATCGCTATAGTAAGATTTTTGATCGATTGTTTGTAAATCTGTTGCACCTACACAAATATTTGGTAATTCGTAAGTGCCGTCAGGGTGACTAGTTGTATCATTTGCAGTTGGACTGGAACCTCTCATGTAATAATAAACTTGCCCTGGGTATCTAGTACCCATCTCAAAAGTATTATTCCAGTCAAGACCGCCCGGCACATCGTGTTTCCATAATCCGTTACCAGCTGCTCCTACGTAGATAATACCTTCTGCCATAGCATCTTCGACATCGGCATCTAGTGCAGCGACTCTGGCAGGTATACGTTGTCCAGAAATAAATCCCCAGGAATTTAATTGTCCTGAAGTAAATCCGCTAGATGTTGTTTTTCTATTATTTGCACCTAGTTGTAAATCTATCTGATTAGGAGTATCCTCATAGAAAACGTACTCAGACACCATATTAGGAGATCCTAATGTACCGCTAACACCACCGTTGCCTTCTACTCTTATTCTGTAAACTCTATTTGGAGCAGTACCTTCTACCCCATAATATATACGCTGAACACTGTTATCTGCAGAACTCCACATTATTTTTGGTAAATTAGGATTCGCTGCTCCGAGGCTTGAGTAAGCAACAGATCCTGCTGTAAATGTAAGATATGAATTAGTACCAACATAAATTGTATTATAACTGTTTCCGAGATATGAAATATTAAAAGGTAGCGTTAATTCCCAAAAACCATCATCATTATTTCCTGAAGTTGGCGTAGTAGACGGTGTTAATGATGCTGCACCTAATAGCGAATTTGTAATTTCTGTTACCGTAGCTGTTGCAGGTGTTGATTCTGTTATAACAGTTAAGCTCATGCCAGTGGCATAGGTAATATTTTGTCCGTCGGAAGTTATAGTTGTATCAAATGTTACAGTATAAGTTTGAATGTTAGGTAAAGAAATATTAGTCGCTGATGCGTTTATTTCAATAGTTCCGCCATCGGTGCTGCTTGCAGCATCGGAGAATGTATGAACAATATTTGATGATTGATCTCTAACGGTAATAAGTCCGGAGATTGACATAGCACCACTAACAGCGTCCATGGCAACATTATGAATTAAATTAATATCAGCCGGCCCACTTATAGTTAATTCGTAACTTGGATCCGGTTGTGCAAAATCTGCAAGGTATGCTGATTGTCCCTCTTGTATCCAAGTAGTAGGTTTAGATAAAATTGAACCAGATGGCGGAGTGTAAGGCCCGTCTGTTGAAATTCTGTTACCGATATTTTCTTCACCAACAAGTGTAGCCAATCTAGCATTAGAAGTACAAACTCCGCTATATCCTGTATATGTTGCACCGCCTGCGCTAGGAGTGTACCTAGTTCCTCTATAAGTTACTGCTGTGATATCGGAAAATGACCATTCTGCCGGAAATATACTCATTCCCCAGCTATTGTTTGTTATTGTAGGATTCTTGCGCCCAGTTTCCGGATTAATAGATTTAGTTCTATGAAATTCTCTAACATAGTCCATAACCCAAGGAAAGTTGTAATCTGCTCCGTCACCTGCTAGATAATATATATTGTAAAGATTAGCATCTCTAGCCCATCCTTGCGTATTACCTGCGGTAGTTCCTGTTGTATGCGTTGCATGACTACTGTATACTGATGGACTATATGTGTAAGTTCCGGGAGCTGTTCCTTTAACTGCTAAATTATGTTGATACCAGTTATATTCATTAAATCTTGTTCCACCTGTGCCGTCTGCGTTTACTGCATACTCAGGATGTCCTAGTGCAACTCCGTCCCCGTCAACTATAACAACGTCGACATTTTTACCAGTGGCACTTAATGTTACAGTTCCTGTAGCATTGGGTGTTCCGTCGCTTCCCCACCCTGCTCTATTTACTTCTTCTGTACAACGAAGCAGTGCAAAATTTAACATATTGCTACTAGTACTAGTTGATTTATTCCAGTTACTAGAAGTTTGTGTTTTTGTAGCTGCAAATTCTCCTGCTGTTATACCTTTTAATGACGGATGTAACTCAACTGATTGAACTCGAATGTCGTCTCTTAATTCACTTGCTTCCCAGTCAGTTAACAAATAATGTGTACTTCTGCTACTAGGTCGTTGCTCGATACAATCGACTTCTCGAACAGGAGCACAGCTTCCTGGAAACTTTCCAAAGTCTTGCATCTCAGCGTAAAATGCTTCTAAGTCTTCGAAGTTCTTTAATGTTACAATGTATTCTCGCTTTTTAACATAGTCTATCATTGACATATTTTAATTCCTTAGCGAGTTTTTCTAATTCGTGTTCTTGGATATACAGATCCTGTAGTCGGTCGAAGCTTCCAATTTAGTTTAGGGAATGCCAAACCTTCATCTGCTCGCTCTTTGTAATAATAAAGAATTTTGTTATTTCCAGATTGCAGTGATGTATAATCAGTATGGCCGCCTCCAGTTGTAAACATTTTATTAGACTGCGCATGGCCGACTATATATTCTTTCGCATCGTACGAAGTCATGTTTGGATATGTTTCTAATGCTAAGGCAGTTATGCCAGTGACTTGCGCTGCGGACATACTAGTTCCGTTATACTTTTGATAAAAATACCCTACGGTTATAGTACCGGTAGCAGCAACTTCCGCCAATTCGGCACCTTCATTAGTATATTCAAAAGTTTGTAATCCAGTTATGATTGGACTGACCATAGTAGCGTTGAAGGTAGAGTCGCTGCAAGAAATACTAATTGGATCCCCAGTTAATCCATGAGGTGAACTAGTAAATATTGTAGCAGTATTCCCTGCATTTCTCGATACTGAAGTTAATGTATTAAGTATAGCACTGCCGTCGTTGACAGCACCAGAAGTGTTTCCGCCATTTGGTCCTAAACTATCATACACTGACGATATAATATTCTTGCCCGGTGCATATACATCTACTCTTGGACCGGTATTACTAACTGTTGATTTATTTTCTTGACTGGAGCTATCGAATGCTCCTACACAGATAACATTAGGGTGACTAGCTGACGGCGTTGCCCCTCTATGATAATAAAACGGTTCGCCGTTATCTACAAAGTAGTTATTATAGTCGCCGCCACCTGCTACATCAACTTTAAATCCGCCGTTGCCAGCTGAACCAACGAAAATAATACCATCATTTATAGCATCCGTGATATCAGCATCCATCGCAGCATCTCGATATGGAGCATCGAAGCCTGTTTGTACAATTCCGTAAGTTTCTAAGTCAGCTAATGTAAATTCACCTCTAAATGATGCATTATTCCCAATATGCAAATCAATTTGTGTAGGTGTATTTTCGTAAAATGTTATTTCCCAGACTGTAGTAGGACTGCCTAGCAATCCGCCGTTTGCAGCATCATGCCCTTCCCATCTAACAGTAAATTCTCTATTAGGTGTAGTTCCTGTAGTCTTAGTCAGTAGTCTTTGACAACTTCGGTCACCGGCTGATATAGTAATTTTTCTAGCAGGCGGACTACTTGCTCCAACAATATATGTATATCCTTGAGATGCACTACCGCCAAACATTACAAAACTATTAGTACTAACGGAGCAAGTTGTGTAGTCGCCTCCGCAATACGTTACTGTGAATGGGATAGTCACTGACCAATACGCATCGTCGTACACATCAACTCCGTCAACAGAAGATGATGTCGGTGCACCTAAGTCTGTCATGCCGACATCGCCTTGTAAATTTAACGTAATCGATGTACATGCACCAGTTGCAGTACCTGAAGTTGTAAGTCTGTTCCCGCCATTGACTAAATTTGAAAGAGTAGCTAGTCGTGTTGTAGCATTACAAACGCCACTGAATCCTGTGTCTACAGGTGTTCGTCCAATACTTTCTGGAGTAACAACAGAACCTCTATAAAATATTTCGCTAAATCTACTATTACCACTACCGGTAATTGTATTAGTATAATTTACACCGATGCCTAAACCCCAGCTACAGTTAACAACGGTTGGGTTAGTGCTACCAGTTTCTGGGTTTGTGTTTTTATTGTTATGCCATTCTCTAATATAATCGATGACATACTGTGATGGTGTATAATCGCCAGGTGCTCCATTTACATCTGATGTATCATGCCTGAAATTATAAAGATTGGCACCTCTAGCCCAGCCTTGTGTATTTCCACCGATAATACCAGCAACATGTGTTGCATGGTTGTTGCCGCCCGAATAAAAATTGTATTGATAATTTGTATTTGGGTTTTCAGGCCAGACTGCAATGTTATGATTTGCAAACCAGTCATATTGCACTACACGAGAATCGAATTCGGAATGACTTGGATAAAGCATTTCATCTAAAACAACAATATCAACATCTTTCCCCGACGGCGTCACATTAATTGTTGACGTTTGAGAACTAGATCCACTTTCTGATCCCCAACCGGGGACATTGTCAACTAAGGTAGTTCGATACAAACCCCAATTTTTCTGATCAACATCGATAGTGTCGGCCCTACTCCAGGTGCCAGTTTGGCTATGCAAACTAGCTTTAACACCCATGTCTTTCAATCTAAGAGTTATTGATTCAACCCTAGGATCGGCTTTAAGTTTTTCAACTTCTTCCTTAGTTAACTTGTAGTGGGTGTTTCGACTAATTGATCGTCTACTAACACATTCTACAGCTCTTTCAGGTACATTTCCTGATGTACCTGAATTCTCCATGTCAAGGTAAAATTGTTCTAAATCTTTTTTATCCTTGAGGGTTACAATAAACTCTCTAAAATTATCAGACATATCATGCTTCTAATTGTAATACAGTCAATGTGACTGCAATGGCTGTTGTTCCGCCACTTTTATTAGTAACCCTAATTGGAATATTAGTAGTTACTGGTCCTTCGTCGTTAAATCCTAACGCTCCGGGAGTTATTAAGATAGTCTCAGCACCAGTTGTAATTACTTCGGCAATAACACCAGATCCTGGAGTAGGATCAGTACCTTCAGCACGACCTGCATCAGCAATTCTAGCTGCTTCACTAGTATAAATTCTTACCCAAGCAGCAGCACTGGTCTGTACTTTCATAAGCATGTAACTGCTATATCCGACAATGTTAATAGGTCCAGTCCCGCCGTCGACAAGGCTAGCAGAAGATCCATTTACGGTTGTTCTAGAACCCATACTGCCACCACCGCCTGTTGCATCAGTAGCAGGAGACCATGCAGCACCATCCCATTTTAACACTTGGCCTGTTGACGGTGATGTTGCACTTACATCAGCTAAATCTGCTAAGTTAATAGGAACCGAGCTTGATGATGCATAACCAGTTAAATCCGGTGGCGTGTATGTGAATACGCCTAAACTATTATCATAACTTAGTGATGCTGTACCGGCAGTTGCTGTAGTTACACTTAAATCTGTTAATGCAATACCGCCGGATTGATTAACCCATTGTGTATTATAATCAGTACCATCAATTTTAGCAAGTACTTGACCTCCTGTACCACCTGCAGGAACACCTATACCATCAGCACCGTCAGCACCAGCAGCACCATCAGCACCAGGAGTACCAGGAGCACCATCAGCACCTCTTAGATCCTCTGTAGAAAAACCTAATCCATCGTCTGATGTAAATGTTACAATTCCGGTAGCACCATTGTATGAACCTCCAGTGAATCCGAGGCCATCAGCACCGGCAGCACCGTCGGTACCAGCAGTACCTTGAGGTATAGCAAAATCAAATACTGCCTCAGTAGCTGTTCCTACGTTAGTAACAGTTGCAGAACTTCCCGGTGCACCAGTTGTGACTGTTCCTACTTGTAATGTTGCAGCATTTCCGTCAACGCCTTGAAGGCCTTGAATACCTTGTGGACCTTGGATTTGTCCAACATCAATCCATGCTGCACCGTCCCACACATAACCATGACCGTTATCTGCTGTAACATATAAGTAACCTATAGTACTTGTGCCAGGAAGTGATGCAAAGTCAGCGACAGATCCTTGGATTTGAATACTGCCAATTGGAATCCCGCCTACTGTAGAGCCAGCAGGTAAACTAACAACACCAGTGCCGTTTCCTGAAAGTGTTAAATTACTATTTGTTGTAAGAGCAGTTATATTATCGACTTTAAATTCACCTGAACTAGCAAATTCTGCTCTGTATGCAATCCCACTTCCATTATTGGTAGCTACTCTAATTCTAGTAGGAACGTTTGTTGCACCTGGGGCTGCTGTAGTATCTACAGTGATCGCCGCACCAGGCATCTGAGTAACGCCGTTCCATCCGTAAAAACCTATCTCGCCTAATTTATCTCCACTTTGGATCGTGGCTGGTATAGCTGAAGTGCCTCGCGTTCTGTAAAAATTAAAATTCATTACATCGGGAGTTTCATGGTGTTGCGCAAACACCCAACCTTTATACCAGAACGGTGAATAGGTTGAATGTATAGAATAAATTAAACCTGAAACTGTGTCGTTACCTACCTGTAGACCACCGTTAACTCTCAGCGGAAATCCGCTTGGCGGCTCAATAACATCGTTAACACGCATTATTTCTACGTTAGTAGTGCCGGTAAATGTAAGTGCATCGCCGTTGAGTTCTAATGTAATTGTTTTTGCAACATCGTCGCCAGTCACTGTGATGCCAGTGCCCCCGAGTAACTGTAAACCACCAGTTACGCCTTCGGCAGTTATCGGTGTTGTATTTGCTATTACTGACGCAAAGCTATTAAGTGGAACGTTTGTCCAAAAATCATCGGCAGTATAAGTTAAGAAATTACCAGCTGCAAGAGTTAAGTTGTCAATGTTAACATCAGAAAGTGTTGTATTTAAATCTGCTGCCCCTGCAATCCAAGATGTGCCGTTGTATCTAATTATATTGCCAGATACTGCGCTAGCTGAATCAACATCCGACAAGTCGTCTAGTGTTAATGGAATACTAGCCGCTGGACTAGCGACCCACACACCAGTGTTATATGTTAATACATCACCGTCGACTACCCCAGCTGTATCAACATCTGTAAGTTCGTTTAATGTTGCTGCGCCACCGCCAGTGCCTGTTGAATCAGTACCAGGCGCCCATTGGGCACCGTCCCACTTTAAAACTTGTCCTGTACTTGGCGCACTGCTTGAAACATTAGATAGATCGGATAAGATCGTTGGAATAAGATTGGTAGTGTCTGATAGGTCGCTAATATCAGTTGGTACAGTCGGTACTGCGTAATCGAGCAAAGTCCATGCAGTTGATCCGTCACCGATCTTAAATTTACCTGTGTCAGTTTCAACACCTGGTTCACCCGCTGCTAGAACAGGATTCGCACTTGTCCAATCTGCTGCGGTACCCTTTCTTAAAATAATCTGTTGTGGCATGTTAAAAAATCCTCTATGTTGTTATTTATGCATATTTTAAATTACGGTGTACCGCCGTCAATGATAGCACTAAAACTGCTTGTAATTGGGCTACCGCCATCTAATACTAAATCAAAACTTGTTGAACTTGGGCTACCGCCATCTATTATTGCTGTAGATGTATCAGTAATTGTTACATTTATGCTAGTTGTGGGTACAATACTGTTTAAAGTTAGTGTAAATGTTTCGCTACCTTCTGTAGTAAAATCATTGGCAATATTTAAAATTAAGCTAGCAGAGTTAGAATTTACAGTAAAATTACCGGTTAATGCTCCTAATCCTAAATCAGCAGCAGTAATTCCAGTTCCTGTGATAGTATAAGGAACACTAGTTCCGTTAGACACATTTGTCGTTGTTAATGTAATTGTTACAGAACCGCCTTCATTCACTGTAGCAGCACTTCTTGCTAATGAATATGTAGGAGTAGGCGATGGAGTCCCGCCACCTGCAACCAAAATACCACCAGGTGTAACCCCGTCTCCGACGTAGATTAATTTAGTGTCTGTTACATAAATTAATTCACCTTCCTCCGGAGTTATGCTTAGTCTATCTGCTTCTAAGCCGCGTCTTAATAATAATGCCATTGTTTTCCCCTAAACCTTAGAAAGAACCTAAATCTAATGAAAATCCTGCAGGAGATAAAAATGATCCAAAATCTAAATCCCCACCGCCACCGCCACCTAACGAGTTAATTGTTACTTCACCGATGCCGTCAGTTGGAGAAATAGTTACATTCGTCCCTGCAATGATCTTACTAACTCCTGCTACAATTGTAGAAGGCCCCCATTCACTACCGCTCCAGGTTAGTGTTTGACCGATTACTGGTATGCTAGAACTAACATCTCCAAGAGCTGATAAATTATGATTTCCTATCGAGCTGACTAATCCAGTTACATTACCTGTTAAATTTCCAGTTACATCGCCAGTTACATTTCCAGTTACATCGCCAGTTACATTACCTGTTAAATTTCCAGTTACATCGCCAGTTACATTACCTGTTAAATTTCCAGTTACATCGCCAGTTAAATTACCTGTTAAATTTCCAGCAATTTCTTGAGCTACTATATTACCGCTTATTAATATATTTCCAGTTCCGGTAATTAAATGACCATTTAAATTTAAGTCGCCGCCCAGTTGAGGGTTTGTATCTTCTTCTACCGAATTAATGCTGTCCGGAGTAGCTATGCTAATTTCGTTGTCAGTGTAAGTTACAGCAATGTTTAGCCCGCTTATGATTGATCTAAGTTGTAAATTGTTACCTATTTTTTCTTTAAAAACCGGAGCACCTGAACCTAAATTATCAGCAGTAATAACTCGTGTTAAATCTAACTCTGTGAAGTTATTATTGGATTTTTCAAACGCCGTGCGTAAATCGTCACCGTTTCCGTCGTTTGCATATGTTCCTAAATTAACTGTTAAAATTGACATAAGTTGAACTCTCTTTTATATATTTAGCAGGGTTTATAGTTTAGTAGTTTTGGCGTTTTATAATAAATTACCAAGTGTCACCTGACCATGTAATTCGTTTCCAAATGTTTGTGACACCGTCATATGGAGCAGTACAATAATACATATATGTACCGTCGAACGCTACTTGACCTAATAGATCATCAACTGATCCTATGCTAGATTCAGGAGCAGTAGATAAAATAGCAACCATAGAATGTGCAAGCAAGAGTCGATTACCTGTGCCACCACCACCAATTTGTACAGATTGATCAAAACATAGATAATTTGTATCTACATGTGTTGTAACAACACGGCCATAACCATCGTCTACACTTAGTATACCGTCTGTAGATAAACTAAGTGTACTTGAACTTACAACTATTGCTTCAGTTAGCGTTAAGGTATAAGTTTCTCCCTCTATAAACGAACCATTGTTTATATTCGCTGTAACAGTTATAGGATCGCCTGTTTCGTCAATAATAACGTCATCAAGCAATACACCATCTAATATACCAACACCATTAACTTGTGTACTATTCCATCCGTATGTTTCAGATAGCACAAACGGCCAATCTGCTCGCGGTATGCTAAGAGTCTGTCCGCTGCCGTAGGTGTTAACAAATGACCACATGATTGGCGTTTGATCAACACCTATTTGTTTAGCAGATACAGTAAACGCATCAATCTTGTCAACGTTGCCTTTTAGTGTTCCGTTAAATGTAGTCGATGTTAAGCTACCATCAATACCGAATGTAAAATCATTAACGATAGGATTGCCTGCATTATAGTCACTAGTTCTAATAACAAAGTTGCTGTCTGTTTCGTGTTCAATTCGAACAGGCAAATACAAACTGTCCGGAGTAAAGATCATTTCTTTACCAGCACCGGGTAAGCCAGTAGTTACACCAACAGCAAACGTTCCTGTATTTAAAGTCAGTTGACCTAAGGCAGTTGTTTGCGGATCACTGTTGATTTCTTCTCGTGCTTCTAAAATAACTTGCCCGCCGGCAATCGTTGCTCTTGCTGTAAGTGTATTAAAGTTGCCTTCTGGATTCTGTATTGAAATTAATTGAGCGCCACCACTGTCATATAGTAAGCCACCTGTCTGAGAATCTTCACCTACAGTAAGAGTAGAAGTTAACCCACCTTGAGAAGCAAGACCTGCTGTTATCGTTTCAGTAAGACTAGTGCCACCGATTTGTAGTTCGCCGCCTACTACGCTTAATGTAGTGCCACCTAAGTCAATAGTGCTACCACTTAGATACAAATCACGGAAACGATTTGTTTCACTACCTAAATCGTATGCTAAATTTGTGTCAGGAATAAGACTAGAATTAATAGCACTTAGATTTACATCGCTAGCATCTTTGGCATATAGCTCAGCAAAGTTGTCGTTTATTTTACCAAAGGCAGTACGTAACGGATCCCCGTTACCCTTATCGGGCAGACCTAAATTTATTGTTTTAATAGCCATTTCTTAATCCTTATGCAAATGTAGCGTTCAAGTTATACCATTGAGTAGCACTTGTAGCAAAATATTCAAGTGCTGCATCCGGATCAAGCGTTACTGCTGCATTAGCTCCGTTGTTAGCAATTTGTGCTCCAGTATTTGGATACACATTAATTGTTGCACCTAAGTTATTTCTAATAATAATTCTATAACCTGCCAGTGCAACTGGCAACTTAACTCCTCCACTACCTGTAGAAATAATATTAATTTCTTTAGTTAACAATGTCGCGCCAGCTTGGGTAGTTCCGGCTGCTGCTACAGCATCACTAACACTTCTTCTTGTTAAATCACCGAATGTAACTAGACTAGATCCTGTTACACCGGAATTAATGAATGTACCAGTTAGGTTTTCAGCACTTCCGTCTGGAATAACCAACTCACTCCATGTTGGTGGATTTCCAGGACCTTGCGTTTTTAGATAGCGCCCGCTAGTACCTGCTGCAAGAATAGTAGTAGTATTACTTGCACTCTGATACGGAATACCTCCTATATCAGTTCCTGCTAAGTTTGTAGCAGTAGTTGCAGTTGCGGCATTTCCTGATAATGCTCCGGTAAATGTTGTAGAGTAAATGTTATTAAATTTATTAGCTACATTACCTAAGTTTCCTAGGTAATCAGTTTTTACAATACTGTTAATCTCACCAATCGCGCTTACTCGCTCTATACCTAAATAAACTTCGGTATCTATGTTTGAACCTGTTACTTGCACAGTGAAACTATAGTCATTTGCTGGGCTTGCTCCGCCTAGCAATGTTCCCGGGATATACAGCTCGTCGCCTTCTGCATACCCATTACCGCCATAGGTTACAGCAACACCGGTATACGAACCTCCGCTAAAGGCCACTGTAACAAGAGCACCATTTCCTGTTCCGCTAATATTCGAAACTGGAATATTAGTTAATGTTCCACTACCTGCAATGGGCGTCCCAACTAGGTTAGTAAATGTAGTTGCCCCTTTTAAACTATTAACTCTTCGAGTCAACACATTACTGCCAGCATCGATAGTAGTGAACAATGAATTAATACCGTTTTGTACAATGCCGCTAGTTGTAACTTCTTGCGGAGCTGCGGCACTACCAGTTAAATTACCAAGAATGCTGCCAGCAGCGATGTCTTGAATTTCACCAAGTGCAATACCACCAGCTTTAATTCCTACCCAGCCGTCTGTAACTACAAAGTTAGCACTATCGAAACTTGCAAGTCCTCTATCTGCTTGTGTGATACCAGTTGCGTTAGCACGAGTAGTTGCGGCATTCATTGCCAGTTTACTTTGCGCAATAGCTGCTGTTGCACTAATATCGTTATTATCAATTGCACCTGCTTGAATTTGTAAGTTTAATCTTGACAAATCTAAACTCATAACTCCGGCACCCGAAGAGTGTGCCGCAGCAATAGTTGTAAAATTGCTTCTTGTGATATTTTCTAATATATTACCTGTTATTTCAGTGTATGAAAGAATTTCAGTACCTATTTGAATATATGCAGTATAACTTCCGCCTGGATCTGGGAACGTGCTAGCATCTGCAATTTCAATACCATATGCAACTGAAACGCCAGTTGCATCTAAAATTCCAGTGTCAGTACTGCCAGGAGTTGATCTGCCACCCACTAGCGTTGAAGTAGCTACACTAGTTAGTGTGACTCCGATGTCTCCTTCTATAGTAGTGCTAATAACACTCTTGCCAGCACCTGTAAATGCAACTAAGTCTCCGGCTGCTGGAGTCATTACATTCACTTCTTTTAATTTATAAAAGCTGTCTCGCAGTCCAACTTGTGTATTAACGTATCCTATAGTAGACGCATCGGTCGAACTTGCAGGATTGTAAGTTAGATTTGTAATCCTATGCGGAGTTACGGAACCCATGCTTAGGTCAGACTCTAGTGTCGGGCTTCCACTAACAGGTAAGAAACCACCAGTTAATGCTGGAATTCTATCTGATAGTGCTACCGTTGCACCAGTGTGTGTAACACCTAATCGTTTATCGATATATCCACGAACAGCACTTTCAACCGGAACTGCGTCATCGGCATTGTCAGTCATAGTGTTATCAGTTGAGAATTCCTTAACGACTGTACCTTTCTTAAATCCTAAACCATCCAAGTTGCTTAATGCAATACTTGCTGCAAATGTGACGCTGCCTGTACCCTGGTCTACAGTAAAGAACTTACCAACACGGAAAATACCAAATTGGTCTGTACTTACATAGAATACCCGTCCTTGAGTTTCTTCAATCACTTCGTTAGATCTACTAGGTGTTTGTGCAGGAGCACCTAATAAGTTGTTTGGATAGTTGGTATTGTTATATCCACCACTACCAACATCTAAGAAATCATGACCGGTTGCACGACATGTTGAAATATTAACTGTAATTTCTGCTTGCTCGCCTGCTTGTAAGCTAGAACGCAATGTTACAGATGTTACAATATTAAATCCTTGTCTTAATCCAGAACCGCTAACAATACTTCCGCTACCTGTTGCAATATCAACAAACGTAATATGCGGAACTGGACTTACAACATATCCGGTAATTCTATGCATTGCACCAGCCCAGCAAAATACTGTAGTACCAGAATTTAACTTTGCAATAGTTGATGTGCTAGTTAATGCAGCAACAGCTATCTTAGTATCTCCAACTGATAATCCGTACCCTGCTGAAATATTACTAGGCTCTGTTTGTACAATTGTATGATCATAACTATTGTCGAATGTTAGTACAGCTTGATTGCCAAAAGTAACAGTTCCTGTAGCAGCAGTAGTTGTTAATGTGGTTCCTGAACTTAGATATGTAAAAGTTTGTACACCAGTTACTGTTACAGGCACAGCAGTTGCATCGAACGAACTGTTACTAGTACACACAACGGTCACGTAATCTCCACTTGATAATCCGTGATTAGTGGATGTTGTAACAGTAGCAGTACTACCAACTCTTGCAACAAAACTAATTGACTTAGAAGATAACAGTGATGCTCCTGTGGGGTAAGATAAATTGTAAGCAAGCGTTCTGTAAACAGATCCTGCTTCAGAAGAAGATGTAAATTCTAAAGCAGTGCTTGGGCGAACTGGTCTTACACGCTCTACTCCTGTAAATCTAAAGTTTTGCAAACCTCGAATAACAATAATTTGCTCGTCTTCTAACGGTGCTAGTAATCCAGAACCACTCGAGCTGTTTAAATTTAACTTTAGTACTCGTCTAGAGATACTTGCAGTACCTGATCCCGTTCCACTGCCGATAGCAGTAAACACTACACCAATAGCATTGGCGCTAGCACCAATTGCTGTAAAATTTGGACTGCCTCCTAATGATGTAATAATATATGATTGTCCGATTACAAAAGAACCGGGAGAATAGACTATACCACCAAGGCTATCCATACCGACACCATAGCTCGATGTAGTTTCTAAATTAGAAACTTCGTACCTACTAAAATCTCCTAGATAAGTACCGGCAATTCTAAAATTAGTTCCGCCGCCTGATTCAGCAGTGGTTGTAATAGATGCACCGTAAACTGTTGGATACCCGCCTACCGGATTGACGCTGTATAATCCTGCATCAACAACTTCAAAATCAGTTACTGCACCTAGACCGTTTACTGCAATAATTTTGATTCTAGTTTTGTTACCGCCTGAATAAAGAGTGCCGCCGTCGACTTGAACAAATTCGTTTACATTATACCCTGTGCCAGCGTTAGCAATTGTTACATTGTTAGGTAAAGTTGGGGTATTAGTAACTAATGAAGATTTAGTATTAGAGTGATCTATTTCGATCTCACTAACATTATAAATTGCAGGCTCAGTAGTGCCACTAGCATACGAGTAAAAATCTACATAGATACTTTGATCATCAGCAACGTTTTTACTAGCAAAAGCATCTCGTTTATAAACCTTAGCAGATTGTACCATAGTATCGCCGAGTACAACAGGATCGGGGACTTCATTTGGATCTGACCCAGAAGATTTTAAACCATACACACCATTACAACTCGAACCGCTCACTGAACGAATTTGTCCGCCGTTGTTGGCAAAATAACTAACCCAATTGTAGTATGTAAACAACGATACTGCTTCACTGATACCGTTATTTGTAGTTACTAATCCGTATCCTAAGTCGTTAACTTGTGTATAGTCATTAGACAACATACTTCTGTTACCAGCAGTTTCGATAATAATATCAATTGGCGAACTAAAAGCAGCAGTATACGGAGTTGACTCGTCTAGTAAAATTCTACAAGTTCCTGCAGAACGATCATAATCTTCAACTGCGTTTAATTGATAACGCACTCCTGCAATATAAAAACTGTTAGGAACTAATGGAGCTCTTACAATTAAACCATCTAAAATTAATTCAGTGTTACTATTTTTACCTGCAATTCTTGCAGGTAAGTTTCCGCTGAACCCGTCGACAAACATGCCGCCCGAGAATCTACGAGAATTCGTACTTCTGCTTAAACTTGTAGCAGTTTGGCAGTATGGTGATTTAGTTTGAATCTGACCTTCTGGGTCGAGCACCATCATAAAACCACCGTGACCTTGTCCTGTGATGTTACGTATTATAGTACCGTCGTTCATCAAGAACATATCCATATCTTTGTTCGCTTTTGGCGGATTATTTGTACGGATTATAATATTTTTAATACCGTCAATTAAATCAGCAACAATTAAATCTGTATTACTTTCAGCACTAGGATCTGTTAAAATTGCCTGGGCAAGAGTATTAATTCTATCAATACCATCTAATGTTTCAGTTAATTGAGTTGTGATAGCAATAACGGAACTGGTATTTCTATAGTATGCCTCACCAGCCGCAATAGTTCTATGAACACCTCCTAGTATTAAGTCGTTAGTGATTGCGTCAACAATATAACCTACATCTCGACTACACAACGTTTCGTTGTAATCTAGTTCGGGGTAAGTGGAGTTAATATAAGAAATGACTCCACTTTGTATTGATGATTTAGCAGCAGCTAGCAATGCAGCAGCATTTGTATTTCCTGAAGTTTTAGTAATAGTATCATCAAAAATACCACTTACGCCTGTTGGGTCTGTTAAGTAATGATATCCAAAATTAGATCCTTCTGGTGCTAGGCCAGAGGAATTTAAACCTCTTACAGTAGCGCCTGAAAGTGTAATAATTGGTTGTTCGTTAATTTCAAATTCAGTAGTGCTAATTATTCTAGTAACTTGCGTTGTCGGTGCAAAGATACCTGTACCACTAGTTACATAAAGATACATGCCTACTTCTACGCCGGTAGTATCTGCTAGAGTAACTTTATAATATCCTGCCTCGTTTAAAGGATCAACACCTGGAGCAATATAACTAGAAGAAGCTGCTGTCCCAACATAGGTTCTAGTTAAGCCGTCAAATGTGCTATCTCTGTAAAAATAAAGACTAGCCCACGGACTAGTACTTACGCCCGGTGCAGGTCGAATAATTGTTCTGCGGAATTCGTCCCCTCTAATAGAGACATTAGTTGGAACTCTAATAGGCAACTGCTCATAATAAATACCACTTTCAACACGAATAGTAATATGCAGTTCTGGAATAAGTTGACCAAATTCTAAAGGTTCACCGGTGATAAATTCCGAATAGGTACCGTCTCCGTACTCACCATTTTCCACAATATTAACAATACTTTCTACCAATCTTGCAATTGAAGTATCACTTCCGGATTCTCCTGCTTCACCTGATGAGTATTGTGGATAATCAATGGCACTAGTTCTTCTACCATACCCAATACCTACAGCAGCACTAATAACAACATTATCGATAATATCTTGTGCTAGTAAATTAATATAATTAATGCCGTCTATTGTCTGACTTCGTTGATCCAACGGTAAAACACTAACTACGCCATTCCAATATGCACGCCCTGCCACAATTGATTGTTTGTTTCCGCCGTACTTAATATCGAAAGCAATAGCATCAACAATTAGTCCCGCATCTCTATTACATTTTGTTTCGTTGAACACTAGGCTAGGATATTTTGCTTTAATATACTCTACAATCTCTGCTGCAATAAATGCTTTGTTGTTCAATAGTTTAGCAGATGCTCGAACATGGTCACTTTGGAATGTTGTGATATCAGTATTAGCATGTAATAATTCAATTACGTAAGAATCATTTAATCCACTAGGGGGACTGTAAGTAATAACTTTTCCTGTTGCACCGCTATACAATCCCTTAATAATACTGCCTTCTCTTAGATCTCTATTATTAACATCTTTACTTTGGTCAACGCCAACCCCGTTACTAAACACATTAAGTGTTCTTCTAGCACCAATACCTGTGCTAAAACTATACAAGTATGCAGGGTTTGTATAATTTCCATACATCAATGCCTGCCTATACGGACCGGGTTCTGATAAACTATCAATTACCAGTTGTTCTGCTTTTCGGCAAGCTGCATTTAAGGTAGCAAATGCATAAGCAAATGCACGACCTTCTTTCCCTGCTGGTGTAAATTCTTGTAAATCATCGCCGTTCATTGCTACAAATAAATTAACAGCACTTGCAAACGAGCTGTTGTCTACATAGTATTTTGTTGCAGCTTGCAAATCATCAGCACCGTTAGGACTACCGGCACCAGCCAATGTGCCTGGATGATCAGATAACATTAGTGTGCCGTCCATTGTGTCGCCTTGACGACGAACAACACTCTTTCGAGGTAGTGCTTCATTACTGACCCAATTTCCTTCGAGAGTAGGATCGTAACTTGCATCAACAAAAGTTTCAATACCTCTAAGAATTGAATTAATCTCCGGATCTATGTTAACAAAAATTCTATTGGTTCCGGCAATGGCATCTTCTCGTGTCGGATGGACACTCATCCTGTCTTTGTCGATGTAGTGTAGATAATACGTTGTAACTGGGCTTATAGTTAATCCGGTTGCCGGAACAGTACCTGTGATATAGTATTTGTAACTTATACCGTTACTTCCGCTATTAAATCCGTGAGCCGGTATCAAAGCATAACCGCTAGTCCAATTACTGATTGCAATAGTATATTCATTCGAATCTACCGGCTCATCTCTAACACGAATTTGACTACCGGTTCCTGGCCCACCACTAGCTTGTAGATAACGCTGGTCTGCATATCCTCTAGTAATTACTAATTGGTCTGCTGTTATACTAGTATCGTGTAAATCATTGAACAATGCAGCAGTTTCGTCTGTAGGCTCTGCTAAATTACCGATACTGAAATTTTGTGCATTTAAATGTCCGCCTAAGTTAGGGGCAACATCGTTAGCTAGCTTTCCGCCTGTGCTGATAATACGAATTTCGTTTTCATCGCTATGGTCAACAGCAATACCTTCACCGCCAACAAGATTTTTAGCAACCAACGCATCGCCGTCGGTATTAGATACAATAACTTGATCCGAGCCATAGGTTTCTGGGGTATCATCTAGATCTGTAAAACTAATAGTGTCCCCTTGACCAAAAACAGCAAAGAGCTGGACAAAATTTTCATTTACTTTACGAAACGATTCGCGAATACTGTCGCCTGTTCCGTCATTTCCTTGTACACCGATATCAATACTCTGTCTTGCCATATTATTCCCCTAGATGATCGAAGTAATCATCAGCCATTGAAAAACTAGAACCGCACCCGCAGGTAGTTGTTGCATTTGGATTTAAAATTGTAAAACTAGATTCCATCAATGTTTCTTTGTAATCTATAGTGGCGCCGTTTAAGTATTGCATACTCATAGAATCCACTAGTAAAGATACTCCCGATTCGTGTACGATAAAGTCATCTTCGTTTTCAACTTCGTCGAATGTAAATCCGTAACTAAATCCAGAACACCCGCCGCCTTGAACAAATACACGCAGTTTTAAATTAGAATTAGTTTCTTCTGCGATTAAATCTTTAATTTTAACAATTGCTGAGTCAGATAGTGCGATCATTTTAATCCTTTCGAATATTTATCGTATATTTTTATAACCTTAATGTAAATAGTTACATGTATCTATACGAGGAATGTGATGCTAAGACTTATACAAGAACTAGTAAACTAGGACATCAGCACCAATATATCCGCACTCGCAC